TACGAGCGCGGCATATTAGATTGGACTACGTCAGCCAACATCTTGACGATTGGTGCGCAGGCGGGAGGAACTGGCACCTTGAGAGCAATGAAACTTGTTGCGAGCGATATTACTGTCATGGGTAATACAGCGACTCCGGCGGGTGGATCGACAAGCGCACGTCTTCTCTTTGGGACAACGGCAGGCTTTGGCATTTATTATGGTTCTGGTGCGCCTACTGTGTCAGCAGCGGCGGGATCGCTTTATATTCGCACGGATAATGCGGGGGCGAATTTAAGGCTATACAGCAACACGACAGGCAGCACTACTTGGGCTGCGGTTACCAGCGCATAAAACGGAGAATAGAGATGGCAACTCTTACAATTGGAATTTCGGGATCAGCGGTAGTCAATGGCTCAAAAAATTACACGCCATCTGACGCGCAAATCACTAAGTTGGTTGCTTTTGCTCGGAGGGTTGTTCCTCTTGTTCCGGACACGCGAACTGACGCGCAAGTTCTCGTAGTCCTTATGGATAGCGTCGTCAGTTCTTGGTCGCAGGCAATCACAAAATTTGATGTCGATGCGGCTGCGGCTCAAGCGGCGGCTGGCACGCCACCGGTGGTTATAACCTGAAGGAAATAAAAACATGATCACACTGGAATTGACAGAAGACCAGGTAAACCTGATCGGAAAAGGATTAGGACGGCTGCCCTTTGATGAGGTTGCCGATCTCGTGCTTAACGTCATAGTACGGCAAGTTAACGCACAAAAGGCTGTTGAAAGCGAGGCGGCCAGCATCAAAGCTGCGGCGAATGGAAAGGCTGTTGTTGATATCACGCCAGCGGCATCATAATGCCAAGGTCAGCAGTTACGGGTGCATACCGCCAGGAATTTGAGGCGAGCTTTAGTTCCGAAGTCGATCTGATCTTCATCACCATAACCCATTCTATTATGGTTGAACCAATCCGGGTCGTGTCCGAAAACGTTGACTATTCCTATGCCGGGTTTAATTGGATCGGATTTCCTTTCGACATCAAAATCCTGACCGACAGCGACAAGCCGCCCGAGGCAACGCTTACGCTGCAAAACGTTGACCAGCGCATTGGTGAATCGGTTCGCTATTTAACGACACCGCCGCGGCTGAAGATAGAACTGTTATCGAGCATAGACTTTAATCTCACAGTGACGCCGAGGGCTGCAATCGGCACGCCGACTGTTGTTTACCTGGCTGACAAACTGTTTTTGACCAATCTCAAGGTTGATTCGATGGTCGTGCAAGCAGATATCGGTGGCTGGAATTATCTGCAGCGTACATGGCCGGGGCCACGCGCAACTCAGGCGATATTTCCCGGCCTGTTTCGATAATGCTACCGCGGCCATGGTTTGAGAAATATGTCGGCCTGCCTTTTGTCGATGGCGGCAGGGACTTCAACGGCGTGGATTGTTGGGGTCTAGTACGTCTTGCGCTACTGAATGAGCGCGGGGTCGAGGTGCCGTCTTACGGGGAGACTTCTGCCCTAGATCTTGCATCAGTGGCGGGGATCGTCGCACACGAATCATCGGTCGATCCTTGGTCTCCGGTTATCAAAGAGGTAAGACCATTCGATGTTGCGGTGATGTATCGGCATCGCGCGCCTGTTCACATTGGCATCATGGCGACCAATGCGATGCTCCTGCATGTCGAGGTCACGACACACACATGTCTTGTAAAACTCGACTCACCATTTATCAGCTTCCGCAAGCCGATGATTTTCCGTCATAGGATTTTGTTGAATGCTTAACGAGCACAGCAAAGTCCCTGTTGCATATCGGGAGCCGTTTGCGTTCGGCGCGCAATGTTGGGTTGATTATCGGCGCCATGGCGAGACCGTTTTCGATATGGTCTTAAGTGTGCCGAAATTGCCAGCGGGGTTTCTGTCCTGGGGTATTGTTTGCATTAACGGTGAGGTTGTCCCGCGTGAGATGTGGGCACATGTTCGCCCCAAACCAACGAGCAACACGTTACCCATTGCGGTCACGATGCATTGGCCACTGCAATCGCCGGGTGGCGGACGTGGCGGACTGAAATCCGTTGTTGGCATTGTTGCGGCGATTGCCCTTGTTGTTGTCACGGCTGGTATCGCAACAGGCGCTATCCCATTCTTGGTCGGTGCAGGCTTTGCGGGCGGCTCGTTCGAGGCGCTTGCACTTGCGGGCGCGGTCGGCATTCTCGGTTCGTTGGCGATCGCGGCGCTAACGCGGCCGCCGGTCCAGGCGCTGACGCAAGACGTCGCCACTTCAGGCGCCGATGCGGCATCTGGTGGCGGAACCAAGGAATCGGCCGGGGCTGGTCGCAATGTTCTACAGCGTGGCGGATCGATCCCGCGCGTTATTGGCAGACGCAAAATATTCCCGCCCTTTGCTTGCGAGCCGCTTGTCGAAATACAAGGCACCGATACTGAAGTCGTCGAATTGATGTGTGTACTTAATGGCCCACATTCCATCGAGGACATCCGTGTTGACGGCTCGCCCGTCGATGGAGCAGAAGACATAGAATACGAAGTTAGATTCGGTTTACCAGCAGAAGACGATATAGAGATAATTGACCGTACGGGAATCACTCTTACGCCAAATCTGCGCATGTCGCAGCACTTGGTACAGAACGATAACTTTACACTGGGTGACCAAAGCCAGCCCGATGATTGTCTTCCGGTGTTTCATGCCTTTGTCACAAGGCCAGATGCAGACCGGGTGTGGCTACACCTTAATTTTCCGAGTGGATTGACCAACCCAAGCGGAGACGACTTTCAAATTCCATTTCGCATCCGTATGAGGGAGCGCGGTGGGGATGAAGGTGATTGGAGGGACTTTCCGGAAATTCATTTCAGCAACTCAACCACCAATCAGCTTCGCAGCACAATCGAATTTCGCTGGATCGCCGATTTTGGCGACCCGCCTTCGGATGTGCCTAGTAATAACGGTTGGATCTTTGCTATAACTCAGGTTCCGCCGCAAACCAACGGACCTGGGACTCCATCAGAGAGGCAATGGGACTCCGACGGGTATTTTTTTGGCAGTGGCGACGGTTATCTATCCAGCAGCAATGAGAGTACGAGCGGGTTAATTAATGTCGATATTGGGTCCGCCGGAGCAACTTTCTGGCTGGCAGAATCTGGTACTCCACTGCCAAGAGGGCCGGCTTATGAAATAGAAATAAAGCGCGGATGCCCATTTTTCTCAGACGGATTTTCGCAGAATGGTAGTTATTCTTGGACGCCAGCACCATTCGGGGGCGTAGTGAATGACTTCTTTTGGTATTATAACAGTGGCAATCTTTTGTCACCCGTTAATTCAAGCAATGTTGCGCATCAGGTTGTAATCTCACGAGTCGTCAGCGTATTTCAAGAAGGCGGCGACCCCGTTTATGGGGACGGTTTTGCAAAGATAGCCATTAAGGCGCGCAATCGTCAGATTGGTTCTATTTCATGCATAGCGTCAGGTCTTGTGAAAGATTGGAACGGAACGGCTTGGGATAGTGCCTTAACCACAACATCAAATCCTGCGACCAACTATGTGGACGTTCTGCGTGGCAGCTTGAATTTTGACCCGCTCGAACTGGATTTGCTCGACAATGCCGTCATGCTTGAGTGGCGCACGCTGTGTGACACCAATGCTTGGACTTGTGATGCCATCATTGACGACATGCGCACACAGGATGTTCTCGATTTGCTTGCTTCATGTGGGTATGCTCGACCATATCAATCTGAAACCTACGGTGTAACGATCGACAAGAATCGTTCTGGCGATTCGCCTATTCAAGTATTTTCTTCAGCGAACTCGAGAAGCTTCCTCTATGAACGCGCGTTCGCCCGCGTCCCTGAAGGGTTGCTTATTACATATCGTAATGAGGATTTAGACGACGATCAGGCACAGATAGTTGTAAGTCAGCGCGATCCATCGATTGGTGTGCGAGGTTTCTTCGAGAATGCGGCGTATGATGGACTGGTAGATACAGCTAAAGTGGTGGCGCGCGGGCAGTTCGATCTCGACCAGGCCAATTTACGCTCGACATTCTACAGCCTGGAAACCGATATCGAGTCGATTGTTTGCCGGCGCGGTGACCTGATCGCGGTCCAGCATGACATTTTAACCAGCAGGTCCGGGACAGCGAGAATTGTTAGTAAGACTCTCAGCGCTGGAAATATCATCGGCGTTATTCTCGATAGCGAGATTCAAGTATTAAACCCCATTGATATGCACACAATCGCCGACATGCATGTTGTCGGCGATCTGCGTGGATCAGATGGTGGAACAGGTCTCTCGATAAGACGATCAAACGGAACCATCTCTACACACAAAATATCCAATGCGGAAGGCTCAACAAGCACAATAACTTTTACAACGCCTTTTGCCGATACAGCGCAGGTTGTCGGCTTCAACGATACCGACAACAAGCAAGGGTGTCTGATCGTCAGCGGCAATTTTGGTCAAGAATATTTGCGCTTGCTGGTCGCGAACATTACGCCAGGAAAAGACTTAACTGCAGCGCTCGTTCTGGTCGATGAGGCGCAGGCGCTTGTGCGCTACGCACCATAATTTTTCAAACCGCATAGAAGAAAATAAAACATGGCACTAGACAGGCTGGTACCGGTCAGTGGAACACCCGGCGTAGTTTCGGGCAATACATATATGGATGCGGTTGCCGAAGAAATAACCGGTCTATGGGATCGTTCGCGCATCAAGGTCGGTGCTGTTTCAGGAACAAATACGATTACCTGCACAATCACGCCGGCGTTGACTGCCGGATTTGTTGACGGAATGAGCTTTGTTCTGCGGCCAGTCGCGACCAACACCGGCGCGGTTACATTAAATGGTGTTGCGGTCAAGGATGGTGAGGGTGGCACACTCACCGCCGGGGCACTGCGCATTGGCGGCGCTTATGATCTCGTATACGTGGCGGCGCTTACTGCCTTGGTCATCGTTGGTTATTTTCCGGCCACGCTTACACCTGGTCACAAGTTTTTGAAGACGCAAGTCGCGGCCGCATCCTCGACCATTGATTTTGTCAACGGTGTTGCCGGTGTCGTGCTGGATGATACCTTCGACACTTATCAGATAGATATATCCGGCGTACAGCCTGCGACTGATGACTCAGAATTATGGCTGAGAATAGGCACCGGAGCCGGGCCTACATATCAGACGGCAAGTTATAAATGGACGATCCAGCAACGCGACACTACAGGCGACCTTAGTCGTTCGTCGGCAAGTGATGCCAAGCTCATCATCGCCGGCGGAAGCGCGGCGGGAAAGGCGCAGGGCAATGCAACTGCC